CAAACCAGTTAAATCATTAGTGGATTTACCGGTATATTTAATAGTTTCACTTTCAAATACTCCGGTTACACTATTAAATTTTTCAATCACAATATATCCACTTGTAGGAAATTCTGATGCATCGGTTAAAGTAATTGTTGTAGCCGTAGAAGTAATGTTTCCGTTTAAAGTTGTATTCAGTTCTAATGCAGCAACAGATACTCCGCCAACAGGTTCCTTGACCTGATAAAATCTTACCGCATCCCCATCTTTTCTTTGATGTCTATCTTCATTAACAGTTAAAGTAGTTGTTCCGGCAGTTGAAAAAGGAACAGTATCCAATGGTGATGGTGTTGGAAGAGCTACTCGTGACGGTCTTGCATGTTGCAAAGCTTGTGGATCAGCACTTGTAGGCTTAGGTTGAAGTTGAGGCTGTTTAGGTTCAAATTCAGAACTATGAACCCACGCTCCAGTCCACTCCCTTACCATTTCTCTGTACGGAAATGCGAGTCCAGATCTATCTGAAACCATTAATGCATATTTACCTTGAGCGAATGAAGTCATTATGTTCCTGGGTAATAAATTTTAGGCGCTATATAAGTACTAGTTGAAGCTCCATCTTCTGATAAAGCTCTAGCTAATTCATCTTCATATAACAGTTTCATTTCTTGTACTTTTTGTGGTGCCGTTGGATTCTTTTGTGCTAGAAAAAATGCTAAGACAGTTCTTGATGGTAATGATGTACCAGAGGAAAACAGATGGTTTGTTGCACCGCCAGCTTTTTACAAGCAATTGAGAAAAGCGGCTGCAAAAATTATGGACCAATCAATAATGAAAGATGGTTCTGCATCTTCTATGAGAAACGGTTTAGTAACGGATAGACCTTTATTTGGTTTTAGACTTTACTCTACTAATGCAATCGCAGTTTCAAGTGGAGCAGCATCATCTAAAACGTTCGGATCAGCAGGATCTAATGAGTATGCAATCCTTTATGGGCACCAAGTTGCAGGTGCTACGGCAAACCATATTGCGAAAACAGAACTTATCAGAGACCCTGATTCATTTTCAGACATCGTGAGAGGTTTGCATGTTTTCGGAAGAAAAATTCTGAGATCAGATGCATCTTACTCTGGTGTTATAACAGTAGGTTAATTGGGAGGATAATAGATAGACTATGGCTACATATAATGTAACAGGTGTAGGTGGTACTACTGGACATCCGTCTAATGGTAGAACACCTTACTTAGTTGAAAATACAATTGATGTATCAGCAGTTAATGGTGATTCAGGATCAGCACAAAATGATGTACTTAAATGCATCGATGTTCCTGCAGAAACATTAATTATGGCAGCAGGCGTAGAAGTGCTAACAGCATGTTCAAGTTCTGTAGTTATTGATATTGGTGTCACGGGAAGCACAGCAGGATTTTCGGATCCTGATGCTTACGTAGATGCTTATGATGCTACAGGGGCAGCTTATGCACCTAGAGATGTTGCAGACGCAGCACCTATGCTTACAATCAAAACAGCAGATACTATAGATGCTTTAATGGCTGGTGCGGCTTCGAGTGCGGGTAAAATCCGTGTTTGGGCAGTACTATGCGATATTGCAGGTATTGACGAATCAGATAACAATACAAGTACACAACACGATACAGCAGTATAATAATACTGTTTAATTTTAAGGGGGGTGCTTATATCCCCCCTTAATAAATCCCTTATTAATTAGGAGAATAAAATGGCTACTTATGATTTAACTAAAAAGACTCATGCTAGTACAGGAACACAAAAGGTACCTTCTAAAGAAGAAATAAGGTTACAAAATTTAGAGGACAAAGTCACTTCACAAAGTGAAACATTAGAACACATTGTAAAGTTACTCAATGAGTTATCAGAAAAGAAATCAGCTTCTTGAAATAATTCAAGAGTATAAGTCTGATAACACTGCTTTAAAAGAGCAGATTAAAGATTTAAAAAAACAATTAGACGATGCAGAGTCTAGGATTAAAAGACTATTAATTCGTTTTGAACAATTTGAATACGATAGCAAGGATGAAAAATAATGTCAGACAAAGAATCAAAAAGAAAAAAGAATTATGCAAATCTACAAAAAGGAAAAAGGTATTTTGATCTTCTTCCTTCAGGTGTTGTCTATAAAGGAAAAGCAGGAAAGTATAAAGGAATTAAATCATTAGGACCTAAAAAAAATTAATAACCCATGGCTACAACTTACTTAATCCTATCAAATAGAATCTTAAGAGAATTAAATGAAGTTGAAATGACTTCATCAAACTTCTCTAGTAGTCGAGGTATTCAAACAGCGGTTAAAGATTTTATTAATAAGGCGGTACACGATATTTATAACGAAGGAGCTGAACTTCCTTTATTACATTCATCAACGACTCAAGTCCTTCAAGCAGGAGATGCGGAATATACTTTCCCATCTAATATGCGAAGAGTAGACTTTGAGTCTTTTTTTTTAAGACCAACAGAATTAATTACTAATGGGGAATTTGCTTCAGATATTGATGATTGGACAAATGCTACAACTGGTGCTGTAGGAGGTGGAACTCCTGCATATAATTCAGGTGGTAATGGAAGACTACGTTTAAATGATGCAGCAGTATCACAAGCAATTACTACTGTAAAAAATAAAACTTATAAAGTTCAAGTAAGAGTTATTGATTCAGCATCAGGAGGTTCTAGTTTATCTGTTAAAGTAGGTAATGCAGCTCATGCTACGACTGATTTAAATGCAACTTTAACTGTTACGAATTACGGTGAAGGTAATGTTTTAGATACAACCTTTACAGCAAGTCAAGTAGCAACCTATATTACTGTAATTAATAGTGATGCAAATAATATGGATGTAGATTATGTAAGAGTATCTCGAAGTGATATTGCACCTAAAAAATTAGCTAGTATTACCTATGATACTTATTTACAAACTAATAAAGTTGCAGATGATGTAAATGTTAGTAGTGCTTTTGGGCTTCCTGCAAAAGTAATAAGAAAACCTGATTATGGTTCTTTTATTTTAAGTCCTATACCAGGTGAAGGTGAATATACAGTTAGCTATGATTATTATACAACTCATACAGACTTATCAGCACATGGAGATACTATGGGATTACCTGATAGATTTTCTTCAATAATTATTGATAGAGCAAAATATTATGTATATATGTTAAGATCAGACCCACAACATGCCCAATTAGCAGATAGAGATTATCAAAGAAAATTAAAATTATTAAAAACAGATTATGGTACTCATGCAGATTATATGAGAACAGATGTAGTTACTGAAAGTATTGCAACGACTGTAGGTACAGCATCATAGGAGAATAAATGGCATTAAGAGATCCAAATAAAATAATAGGGAATGAACATCCAGTAGCTAAACGATTACAAACTGAAAGAGTTAATTTACAAAAACCTGCAAGAACAAAAACAGACTGGCAGGAAATTGAACAACTTCCAGGTCAAACAATTAGAGAAAAGTTTCAAAAGAAATTAGGAGTTGAAGTAGATCCAGCTTTAACATTTAAAAAACTGGAAGAATCTTTGAAATATAAAATATGATTAGACCAGATAAAGATATTGCTAATGAACATCCTTTTGCAAAAAAACCAAAGGTTGATAAAGTAGAAGTAGCTAAACTAAGTAAAAGTCGAATTAAACAGCTTTTACAATTAAAAGAAGAAGCTATAGCAAAAGGCGATGATGATAAAATTAAAATAATAGATTCAGAATTATATTTATTAAGAGATTAATATGCCAGATACTTCACAAATATCTCCGTACACAGCAAGTTGTGGAGGCGGACTTATATTAAATAAGGATGTATATAATATGCAGCCTGGTGAAGCTTTACAATTAAGTAATTTTGAACCATCTGTAAAGGGAGGTTATAGACGACTTAATGGTACAACAAAATATAATTCAACTATAGTTCCTCAAGTAGCAGCTTCAAGTGAAAGAGTTTTATTATCAGCTATTTTTAATGATATAATTATAGCAGGACGTGGTGGGACAGTATATAGTGGAACAACAAGTGGATCTTGGACATCAAGAGGAACAAGTAAAGGAAGTACCTATACTTATGATTTTGATAAATTTAATTATGATGGAACAGGTAAAATTATAATTGCAACAGGATCTACAAATGCATTTACATTAAATACAAGTTATACCGAAGATATTATAAATGCAACAGGTGGCGGAACAGCACCTACTGCACCTAAATATGTAAAGTCTTTTGCTAATCATATGTTTTATGCAGGTATGTCTGATTCAACTCATACTATTATATTTTCAGGACCTTTTACCGAAGATGATTTTGATACTGGTGGAGGATCAGTTAAAGTTGGTGATGTTGTTACAGGATTAAAAGTTTTCCGTGATGAACTTTATGTATTTTGTCAAAGAAGAATTTATAAAATAACAGGAACTAGTTCAAGCAATTTTGCATTAGAAGAAGT